TTTTTTGTGTTTTTGGTCACTTTTTTATTTGGAATTCGATTTTTTTCATTACCTTTGCACGTACTATGAGTGAACCGCTAATATTAGTCTTCTTGTGTTAAGGTCTTGATTCTCTGAGATATAGCGCAAAGTATCAGATATTAGAGGGTTATTTTAAATAAAAAATGCATCGTTTGGCAAGTTTAACGTGTCAAATTGAGGTGAATGTTTAGAAATTGTTTATAGATTTTTTTGGTATGGCAACATTTAAAGTAGTGGTTCAGCATCAACGTTCAGATGGACTTTATGTAGTCTATATTCGTTTAACACATAAACGCAGAATAATCAACATCAAAACAGACAAGATGGTGAATAGTAAGGGTGTGGTTCCTGGTAAGCGTGAAGTGAAGGATCCGTTTGTACTTAACTCCTGTATGGTGACGATTACCAAGTGGGTAGAAATGCTCAATAGATATGATACGGCTAATTTGTCGGTGGAACAGGTTAGAGATCTTCTTTTGGCTTCTCATGATGATCTTTGCTTTTCGGATTATGCTAGAGAATATATTGAAAAGATTTCTTATACGCATCAGCAAAGAACTGTAGAATTAAATAAAGCATCTTTGGTTGCTTTGGAAAAATTCGCTGGGACTCATAAGATAATGTTTTCTCAGATGACTACGTCTTTTATACAGTCGTGGATAGATTCATTATCTCGTTTCAAGCGAGTTAAAGAGACATACCCTGTCACAATAAAAACCATCTTTAAGGCTGGACTTCTTAAATATAATGATTATGATAATGACATCATTCGTATAAAGGTGAATCCTTGGGCAAAAGTGAAGATTCCTAAGCATGATGTACCTGAGAAAAAAGCTATTACCATGGAGGAGTGTAGAGCGTTTTTTGCCATTAATGTAACCCAGAAGGCTAGAAAGATGGCTCAGGATATTTGCAAAATGACGCTTTGCTTAGCAGGAATTAATGGTGTTGATCTCTATAGGATGAAGAAGACTGCCTATTATGATGGAATTTTGCATTACGAGCGCGCTAAGACGAGAACAAGAAGAGAGGATAAGGCTTATATAGAAATCAGAGTTCCCGACATGTTAATTCCTACCATTGAGAAATATCTAAGTGATGAGAAAGATGAGTATCTTTTCAAGTTTCATAAGATGTTTCTTAATGATAGAAATTTTGTTGCAAGCCAGAGTCACGAGATTCGTTTAATCTGTCTTAATAATCTTGGAATGAAACAAGGTGATAAAACATATTCTACCTATACCTTCAGGCACACATGGGCAACTATTGCTCAAAATGACCTTGGAGTTAGTTTCGATGATGTAGCATTCGGATTAAATCATGTTAATAGGCATAAAATCACTATGGGATATGTGAAACCGGATTTTTCAAAGATATGGGAGATAAACGAGAAAATTGTTGAGAAGGTGTTTTTCACTAACGACAAGAGCAAACGCCTGGAGGAACATCATCTGCCTGTATTCGATAAGGTAGAGGAAAACTTTGAGTTGTCTGCTGATGCTTATTTTATGGGTGAGGTTGTGGCTCATGTGGATGGCAAGGGCTACAAGAACACAGATGAGATAATAGAACAGCTCATGGCCAGCATAAATGATACTGTGCCTAAGAACTGCACGATACAGATCAAGGTGAAGAATATCACCAAGGACCAGACGAAGTATTTTGAACGAGTCAGGGACATAAAATAGATATGTTAAATCTGTGTTAAATTCCTGTAAAAGTTTGGGTATACCCAAACTTTTACGTACCTTTGCAGCAGAAAAATAATTAATAAACATCTAAGCCCTCGACAACACGGTGAAGTCAATAAAATATGAGAAATTCTATTGATACTTACGTTCAGTCTATCGTTCGCGAAAACGAGCAGTATATAACGGAAGGTGGATATGAATCTGTAGCTGATTATATTATCAGCGGTGCCGAAAACGGAACTGGTTGGGCAGAGTACTTCGATGATTCCGAGTTAGAAGAGCCAAGATGTGAGCCAACTGAGGAACAGATTGATGAGTTGAAGGAATATCTTAACGACAACTATAATTATCTTCCATAATGTCAACACTAAAGGCAAAAGAAGTTATCAAGGAGAAGGGTATGACCGTTGAGGAAGTAGCCAGTAAGATGGGAATCACCAAAGGTACTCTATCTGCTGCCCTCAGTGGTAACCCGACAGTTGGCTATCTTACAAGAGTAGCTGATGCTATAGATTGTGATATTACGGATTTGTTTAGATAAACAAAATGTGGGTCATAATTGGTTAAAACAATTTAATTTATGACTAATAAGGGTTAAAATCTAACGGTTTTACCCATTTCCCTGACAGAGGGTAGTCTTCTCTAAAGTTGAAGAAAATTTAGAGAGGGCTACCCATTTTTTATAATTAGCCATTATTAACAATTTTGAGATTTTTGATGTTGATAGTGGTTTCTTGTTTCTCAAATTTCTCTTCCAACTGCATGAAAGATTCCTCCACAGATAAGTTTCTGGATTCATCATTGTTGAAAGATACAGACTGGAGTTTAGGAGCCACGTATGGAAGGAACTTAGCCACCATCGCCAGACGTCCGGCAGGCTCTTGAATCTGCATGAGATCTGTGAAAAGTGAATAGTTCTTCTCATTGATACCATTGATGTAGCCAGTAAGGGCATCGCGAAGGCTTTCACGCACACTTTTGGTAACCTTATTAGGTGTGCCAGCCTTACGCCCGCCAGTCTTCTTCCTCTTTGGCTTCGGCTCATTATTATTGTCTTGTTTTACTGCCATATTCTATTGATTTTTAATGTTTACTGATAGTTTTCGGGTGCAAATATAGGAAAAAATTACGAAACTTGGTGTTCAAGTTGCGGAACTTATCACAGATAGGTAAGAAAAACGCATTACTTTTGAACAGTTTAAACATTAAAATTCGAATTTTATGGGAATTATTGGAAGTATTGCTGGTGGAGTGACCTCTGCTGTAGGTGGTGCTCTAGCAGCTAAAGCAAGAAACAAGGGATATAATGATTATATCAAAATGTTTCAAGACCGTATGCAACAGGTGAAGGATCATCGTGACAACTTGTATTATCAGGATCCTACTCAGTCAGCGGAGAATCAGGTAGCCGTGACCAATGCCCAGAAGGTATTGGATAATGCTACAGCAACCGCAAAGAACACCAATATTGTTAGTGGTGGATCTGATGAAGCGGTTGCGCTGAGTAAGCAGGCTGCTCAGGAGCAGGTGGGTAAGATTATGCAAGAGGCTGCTGTGCAAGGTGCTCAGACCAAAGAAAATGTGTGGAATACTGCTGATTCGCAGATAGACCAGATGACTAACTACATCGCCACTGCCAAGAAGGAAAAGGCTCTTTCTACTGCTCAGGGTATCACGGATGCAGCTGGTGGCTTGGCTGGAGCTGCAAGTAAATTGCCAATTTAAGGAAGGAGGTGATTATGGGATTTACATTAGATGATTTAACTCCTAAACGCCCGGCTACTGCCGTTACTCCTGTTACTAATTTCCCTGATGATAATGCGGTGAAGCCGGAGGTTGCAGTATCAGTTCAGACAACTGATACAGAACAGGGAAAGGGTACAGCCATAGATACGACCGGTATTACTAAGAATGGTGGCAAGGAATCTTTTGCCCAGCAGCCAACCGAGGAAGTTACCAAGGTGGAGCCTAACCAGGGTATCAAGATTGACTGGAGTAGACCTTATAGCGAGATAGAACAGAATCCTATCTTGCAGCAGATGAAGCCTTATGACATTATGAGGGATTACCAGAAGAATGGTGATGGAAACTGGTCTGCCTTTATGCCTTGGCTTTCTTCACTTGGTGATGCCGATAAAACTGTGGCTGCAAATGCAGCTCTGCAAAAGAAGGCAGAGAATCAAGCCAAATGGGAACAATGGGGAAATCTTTTTATGCACTTGGGTAACTTCTTTGGTACAGTTCAAGGTGCTCCATCGCAAAAAATAGAATCTGCACAGGAACTTACTGATCGCCAACGCAAGATAAGAGAGGCTACTGAGGCTCTTCGTGCCAAGGGATATAACCAGATGATGCTGAATATCTATAAGGACCGTCAAGACAAACAGGCACAGATGCAGGCAGAGGCTGCTGCAAAGGCAAATGAGGCACTGGCTGCTTATCGTGGTTCACAGAAGAATCAAACGGATGCCCTCACTCCTGTAAAGGTTCAGACGGAGAAGGAGAGAGGCAATGCTGCTGCTGCACAGGCTGCACTTAGTACATCGAAGAAGGAGACTGAGGATGCTTTAAGAGGCAAAAAGGGAAAATTACTTGATGCTCAAACTAATAATGCCAATGCCGGAGCTGCTGATCATAATGCTAGCGTTAACGTTAAGGGAGCGCAAGTTAGGCATATCAATTCGCAAACAGAGGGACAGAATCAGAGGAATGCCAACCAGAAAGAGGCTGATGATTTCAACACCAGGTATGTGAACGACCCTGTTTTCAAGAAACATGTGAATGAATGGGCTAAAAACAATGGTATGGCTATCGGTGGTAATGATGGCAGAGGTGGCACTTGGGCGAATGAGAAAAATCGTCAGCAGGCTTCTAGATGGGCTAAGGCTAAGATGAAGTTAGACCGGACTCCTCCTTCTCGTAGAGGTAGGGGTGGCAGTAAAGTACCTCCTTCACGTAGAGGCGGCAGTAAGGTTCCACCATTAAGGAGAACAAAGTAACTGATTATTAATCAAAAAATAAGATAAGGTATGTTTTACGAGCAAGACAGACAATATTTTTATAATGAGTTCAAGAACAATGGCTATGAAGTAGGTAGCTATGATGACTTCAAAAAGGACTTGAATAACGAGGAAGATCGTAACTGGTACTACAATGAGGCCAAGAACATGGGGTATGATGTGGGAACACAGGCAGACTTTGACAAGATGGTGCTAGAGCCTGCTGCATCTGCTTCTGGTGGTGGTAAGCAGGTAGATGCTTCTGCTACGACTCAGAGTGTAGAGCAGAAGGCTTCTACTGAAACTAAGCCGCAGGTGGCTCAACCAGCAAAGAAGCAGGAAACAACAGACAAGGTTCCTGGTCTTATAGCAAAAGTTTTGGATATGATTCCTACTGGTGTTCAGACGAGCAACGGAACATATCAGCCATCACCAGAGATTCCTCAGCCAGTTGTAAAAGGTGAGGAAATGCCAGTGAAGGAAGAAGCTTCTTCTTCATCAGCTAATGCGGCTTCTCCTGAATCTAAAGAGGCGGCTCCTGTTACGACTCCAACTGGTGTGGTGAATAATGAGGGGTTGATGGATGCCAAACTTGCCAACTATCTGGAGAACTGGAAGCAGAGACCGGATAAGCAGGGCGATTACTTTGAGAATATGGTTGCCGACTTGTTGGCTGATGGCACTGCCAATAGCAATGAGGAGGCAGTGAGCATAGTGAAGTCTGCTCTGGGCAGATATGCCAACCGTTCGGCTATGGACGTTACCAACCAGGTAGTTTCTTCTTTGCCTGATGATACTGTGCAGGATGCAGAGAAGAGTATTGAAGCGCAATGGTATAGCCATGGTGTGCAGGATAAGTTGAAGCAGGAGGCAGACAGCATGGGTATCAGCTATGATGACTATGTGGCTCAGTTCCTGAAGCCAGCTATGGTACAGAGTCTGGTGAACAAATATGGTCCGAATTATCGCAATATAGCCGAGGGCATCGCAACACGCCTCTATTCTCACGATGAGAATGTACAGGACAGACTGATGAATCAGGACATCAATGATGCGCTTTCTAGCGTTATCAATAAGTATGTGAATCCATCTGTAGTGGAAGAGTATAATAAGGCTCAGGAGGCAGGTAGCAAGGCATTCAACGAAGGTATGGAAGGAAGTCAGTATATTCCGGCTAATCTTCGTCTGGGTACAGCACTTGGTGCTCAGTATGAGGCAAACGAGGCCAAGGATCCTGCAAAGGTGCTTTCTAGTTTGCAGAAGAAGTTTGGCAGGCTCTACCGGAATCCGGAGTTCCTGAATGATATGAGCAATGCGGCATTTAAGGTGATGCAGCGATATGGCTTGAATAGAACTCAGAGTAGTGATCCTAAGCAGTTCAAGCCGATGATCAATTCTGTTCTTAAGAATGAACTCGACCAGTTGGAGATTAAGGGTATGATGCCTAAGGGTAGTGCTGAGTACATCATGAAGACTGGTTTGGGTAACACTATTGTGGGTAAGATTACTCGCAAGGCTGTTCAGACGGACTACCAGAACTGGCTGGAGGATATTGCCAATCAGCAGTATCAGCCTGGCTTCTGGGAAAACGTGGCTAGCGGTGCTCTGACCTTTGCTGGTGATGCCTGGAGTTATTGGCTCCCGGGAGCCGCAGGTGGCAAGTTGACTAAGAGCATGATTGCCAAGGCAGAGGGTAAACTGGCTGGTGACCTCATGGCTAAGGGCATGGAGCGCAGGGTGGCTGAGCGAGCTGCAAAGGTACTTATCGGTAAGAGTAAGGCCGAGGCTTTGAAGAGCGGAGCCGTGCATGGTGCTGTTACCTTTGGCGGTCAGTCTGCAATCTCGAAGCCTATTGATGAAACTTATCGTACAGGTCAGTTTGATGAGAATGGCAAGATTTACAATCCTTCTGGGTGGAAGATTGCGCTTGATACTTTATTAGAGGGAACACAACAGAGTGCCTTAGGTGTTATCATGCAGGGTAATACTATTGCTAATATGCTAGGCAAGGGCAGAGGCTTAGCTACCAATATTCTGGCTGATATTGGTGGTAAGGTTGCGGATTCCGGTATCATGACTGGTCATCAGATGCTGGAGCGCATGGCGAATGACCCTAATTTTAAGCCTACAGGTAAGGATGCTGCCGAGAGTTTCTTGGAGAGCATGGCGAACCTTACTGCTATCGGCTTGCCGGTCATGGTGGGCAAGTATGCTCGATTCAAGGACGCAAGGGAGTTTAACAAGAAGTTTGACTTTACGGATCAGGATATTGCCGAGTTGAAGAGATTCGGCTATGATGGTCTTCGTGATGCTTTTGAGAAGATGGGCATCGGGGAGTATGCTGTGGTTGGTGAGAATGCTCAGCGACTTGATGGGCAGTTAACCCAAAAGTATATGGACCTGATGAACGACAAGAGTGTTCCGGAGGTGTTGAAGGCTAAGATGATGGCAGTTGTAGAAGGCAAACGCCCTTCTTCTTTCTCGCCTATTGTTGATTCCATCATCATTCAGCCAATGGATAATGGTGGCAAGGTTTATCTGGAAACCTTAAATAAGGATGGCGGTATTGTTGAAAGAAAGGAGTTTTCTTCTCTTGATGAGGCTCAGAAGGCAGATAAGAAACTGGAGTATGAGAAGACTCTTGGTTTGGCTTCTGTGCTGGAAAGTCAGTTCCACAATGAGTTTACGCAGGAGCATCTTGATGGCTTATACAACAAGGCAGCTCAGAAATACAATATGGGTGAGAAATTGACGGATGAGGATAAGGCAGCGGTTTATCTTCATCAGAATGCTGGTGCCATCAAGGAGATTATTGATAAGCAGCAGAAGGGTATTATCCTTACTGACGAGGAGCAGAAGCAGGTTAACGCCTACCGTCATTATTATGACAGTGCTCTGGAGAATAGTTCTGTGATGAGGGAGTTTGTCAACACGTTTGAGGATTCCCATGGCGTGGCGCGCGGTACACTTCGTAAGGCTTTGGAGTCGAAAGATAAGAAATATGCACCTTTGGTTGAGTCTTATCTTAAGGAACTTTACAATTCTATCGAACTGAAACGTGAAATGAAGCAGATAGAGGATGATAAAAAACGTATAGAGCAGGGCGATGTTGATGGCGCAAAACCAGCTACTCCTGTTGAGGGACCTGCTTCTGTAGAGGGTTCTGCTGGTGGTCAAGAGCCTCCTGTTTCAGAAGGTTCTTCACCTTATCAAGGTAATACCGATGCTTCATCTAGTCAAGGTGAAGGCGGTTCGACTGTAAATGTAGATAACTCATCTGCTGATGTTATTACTTCTGATGCTTTTGTTATGGGACAGAATGCCTATAAGAATGGGGATTCTGAGGCTTTGCAGGCTATTGACTATAATAGCGATTTGGCTATAGGACGTTTGAAGCGTGCGTTTGCTGACAATGAAAAGATGCCTGATATTGTAGCCAATGCCTATAGCGAAGGTAAAGATATGGATCTGTTTGTTGCTCAGCGTGCCGGTAGTCTGACACCGGCACAGAAAGATGCTATCAGTAAGTATGTAGAGGCAATGGATGCCAAGAAGGGTGCTATTGATGCTCTGCAGCATGCCGATGATGGCTATGGTGAGGCTTTGAAGGAACAGCTCTGGCCATACCAGACGGAAGACGGAAATATCGTGCCAGCTACTCTGGATAGCGGAAAACAGGTCTTCCTGAAGAAGGCTAACGAATATGGTGGAGCCTTTGTTGTCGTTCCAGATGAGCAGGGACAGCCTACAATTAAGCAGGTATCTAATGCCGAGATTAAAGAGGTGGGCACTCCTGTTTCTCTTGATGAATACATCGAAAATGCGGTGGTTCAGCAGAAGGATGCAAGAGCGCAGCAGTTTATCAGTCAGTTTGATGGTAGTGGCTTGAAGCCGAATGATCAGGTAACAGTTGCCATGGAGGAGGGTGATGCTAATATCACCATGACCTTTGCCGGATATAGCAAGGACGGAAAGATTGTACTTACTGATGGCAAAGATTATCTTCCCCTATCTAAAGAAGAGTTTGCAGCATGGCGCAAGAATGCGCTCGACAACACAATCAATGAGCATTTGGATGCCGAGGACGATGAACGTGAACAAGCTCAAATTAAAAAGGCTGAGGCAGATAAGCAAGAGCGTTACAAAAAGGGTATCTTTGGTTATGCAGTTGGTAAGCCGGACTATTCAGATACTCAGACCGACCCTAAGGTGGCAGCAGAATATCTTCAGGAAACAGCCGGAGAAGACCGCAAGGCACTTTTCGCTAATATTGTAGCTGAGAAACAAGCTCTTCAGAAACGTATCAATCAGTTACGAGAGCATATCGCTAATAATGAGGAGTGGTTATCTGTTAATGCCGACCTTGACCCTGAAAATGCAGAAACAAGATCTTTGGCCAATAAGCAGATGCAAGGTCAGATAGTTGACCTACAGGCTCGTTTTGACCAATGGAATAAAATCCGTTCAGCTGTGATGACTCCTGAGGAGGCTGAGGCTATTAAGGCAGATCGTACAAAGAAGATTGCTGAGGCTGGAGTAAATGATGGTGACGGTGCTCCTATCGAGGGACGCGAAGTTGCCGTTCTTAGTGATGAGGAATTAAAGAAGCAATATCCAACAATGGATGAGGCTAGCAATTATATTACCTCAGAGCGTAAGAGAATCTACCGCATCCAGTCTGACGAGGTACAGCGAGAGATTGATGGTGTTGATGATGTGCTTGATCGCTATGTGAATGGTGAGATAGACCTGGAGCCAGAACAACTCAAAGAGTTGAACACAACCAAGGCTCAGTTGCAGGCAAGGCAGGCTAATCTTACAGAATCAGCTAAAGATTTGAAGGCACAGGCCGATAAACTCAAAACTCTTTATCGTAAGGAGAATATGGAAGCCAGAGCCAAGGCAATGGAGAATATGACACCTGCAGAGCAACGTGCCGTGAAGGTGGAGAATGCCATTAAGAATGGCAATTTGAGCCAACTCAATTCTATCTATGAAGAGGTGAGAGGCGCAACCGACTTTACCGACACCGAGCCAAATACTATTGAAGAATATGTTGCCAACAATATCGGCCGTTTCTCTTTGAACTATGAGGGTAAAGACAAGGCTGGTGTTCTTTCTAACGGTATCAAGCAAGAAACTGGTTTGGGACGAAAGGACTTCGATAAATTGCAGATTCTTGCCAAGGAAGGTGAAGGAAAAACGGTTCCAGAGTTTGTACACAGTCTCTATGATAATATGCCTGAGCAACTAAAGCAAATGGGATATTCCGATCAGGACATAAGAGACGCATTCCTTAATCTTATTAGTAGTGTTGAAAATTACTCAGATCTCAAAAACTATACCTTAAAAAACAAGGTAGCTGAGGCCGAGCAGTTGATGCGAGATCTTGAACGTCAGGAAGAAGAAATGTTGGAGAGTACAACAGAAGAGGAAACTACTCATAGCGAAGCCTTTAACAAGATTGTAGAATTGGCAAAAGAGCAGAAGGAGTACTGGGATTTGATGGAGCAAGGAGAAGTAGATCCTGATGATGTGCCAGAAGTTGATGTTGCTCATGACATAGACGAACTTTTGAAGACTCTTTCCGATGAGGAGTTTAAGGAAGTTTCTGATGTTTTACAGAATATTGACGAGGAATTTGAGTATTTCACTGCCGATGAGTATGAGCGTAGAGAAGGGGTAGTTGAGCGCAAGAAGAAGGTTGAAAATGTTAATACTTATGAAGAGTCTATTAAGGAAGCATTGAAGCCTGTTACTCCTTTTGCTTATGCCTTGAAGAGTGCTGTGGAAAGCGGTGACAAGAAAGCTATCAAGACAGCTCAGAAGGAATTGACAGATGCCCTGATAGCAAGTGATTTGGGGCATGATTATCTTTCTGGTCAGTTGGCGCAGGCTAAGTTGGCTAAGAAGAAGGATGAATTATATAAGGTAAAACGTGCGACCATAAAGCCGCTTACTGATGCCATTCGTGCTATTGAGAGTGCTGAGAATATTGAGAATGCCCCTTTTGCGGACAGACTGCAAAATGCTATCGCTGAAACGGAAACTGAGCCTACAGAGGCGCAGAAGAAGGCTGGAAACTATAAGAAGGGGCATTTATCGTTTGGTGGCTATGACTTCACGGTTGAAACTCCAAAGGGTGTGACTCGAAGCGGTAAGGACGAGCAGGGTAAGCCTTGGAGCGTGACAATGCACGATACTTATGGCTATATTCTTGGTAAAATAGGCGTGGATGGTGATCATATTGATATGTTCATCAATGATGCTGCAGACCTTGATACTTTTGATGGTAACGTTTATGTAGTTGACCAGGTGAACCCAGAGACTGGTGAGTTTGACGAGCATAAGGTGATGTATGGCTATCCTTCTGAGGAGGCTGCTACAGAGGCTTATCTTGCCAACTACTCCAAGGGCTGGAAGGGACTTGGTAAGGTTACTGCTGTGCCTAAGGCTACCTTTGACAAGTGGCTGGAGTCTTCTGACCGCAAGACTAAACCATTCCGTGACTATGCCATGATTCAGCATGAACAGGCAAAGAAGGCTAATGAAACTCTTCCTTTTGATGCACCGATGAGTATGGATGATCTTCCTTTTCACCGCGATGTGAAGGAGGTGAAGCCGGAGAATCTGACTGAGGCGCAGAAGGTGGCTTATGATGCTGTATCTACTATGCTTAAGAAGGCTGGCATCCCGGTGAAGGTTGTTAGCAATGAGGATATGGAGAAGGTGGCTGAGGCGCAGGATAACCTGGCAGTAGAAATGCTTTTGAATGATCCTCGTCTTCGCTTCTATATCAAGACTCCTGAGCAGAAGGAGGCGGCCAAGGCTGCTTATGACTGGGCTGCTAAACACAGACCGGACAAATTTAAGCAGTATGCCATCGTTAATATGGATAATCCGAACCAACCTCCTCAGTACTTTGAGAAGAAGGACTTAGCTGAGAAGTGGCGCAAGTACTATACCAATGCCTGGAAGATAGGAAACTACAAGGCATTTAATCTCAATAAGCCATTTGAGGAACAAATCAAGGACATTAAGGGTGATGTTCCTAGTGAGTTTGACCCTTATAAGGCAGAATCTCTGCTCAATAAGAGAATCGAGTTAGAGAAGCAGATTAAAGAAACCGAGGATTCCTATAATGCCAAGAAGAAAGAGCGCGCAGAGTATCAAAATCAGTTAATGCAGGACTATATGGATCAGCATGGCTTATCTTCTGAGAACGATATTCCAGATGATGTTTGGACTGACTACAGGGATAAATCCTTTGAAAAGTATCAAGATACACTTGATGACTTGTTCCATAATTATGTTGAGTTAGATAATCAGTTGAAGGCTGTTGCTGATCCGGGAGTAAGATTCTTGCGTACTTACCATGGTACTGGTGCTAAGTTTGACAAGTTCGATTTATCTCATGCCTTGGAGGGCGAAGGAAGCGAGACGTTCGGACATGGTGTGTATGTTACGAACTCTAAGGAGATAGGCACAGATTATGCACAGAGAGCTAAGGATAAGAAGGCAATATTTGGCTTTGAATTTGTAAATCCACAAAGTATGTCAAAAGAGGCACAGGATATGCTGAGACATTATATGCATAAGCATCAAGATGTGGCAAAGGGCTTGGAGAATGCACGTAAAGATTTGAAAGATGTTATAGGAAAATTCCCTGATACAGATTATCTGCAAGAACTAAACGAAATTCTTGCAAAGGACGATAATAGCATAGCTATACCAAGTAATAGAGCATATCGATATGATGTGGATATTCCTGATGATAATGGCAGCAACTATCTTGGATGGAACGAATCTCAGAATTTTCCATTGGAAAAATGGTATAGACTTTGGGAAATAACCCACAACGGTTTCAGTGAAAACGAGTATTTCAAAGATGGTGGAGCGAGATATGATATAGATAGGATTGAGCGTATCACCCAAATGAAACTTGAATCGCCAGAGAATGGCATGCAGAAACTTCCTACATTGAAAGGTGAAGAACTTTATCATGCTTTGGAAGACTTCTTTGACCGTGAAAGACCTTCGTATGGTGCAGAATTAGCATCAAGGGCTTTGGGCGAAATAGGCTTTGTCGGCATCAAGTACCCTGCTGGCATGATTCATGGTGGTGCCAAGGAAGGTGATTATAACTATGTGGTCTTTGACGAGAACAATGCCCAGATTGTTGATCATACCAAGTTTGCGCAGGGTAAAGGTGTAGTTTACGGCTACACTGATGGCAAGCAGATTGTGCTGAATCAAGAGCATCTGAATCCCAACACTCCTATTCATGAGTATCAACATCTTTGGCGTACTGCTGCCAAAAACATGAATCCGGAACTTATAGAGCATGGTGATAAACTCATCATGCAGACCCAGCTATTTGCCGATTTGAAGCAGGATCCTAACTATAATCATCTGACAGATGAGCAGATTTGCGATGAGGCTTTTGCTCGTTTGACCGGTGAGGACGGAGCTGCCATCCTGGAACAGATGGCTAAGGATGCTATCAAGGAGAATCCGCTTGATACAGCAAAGGAGCTGAGTGTTATCAATAAGTTGAAGGAGTGGCTGAAGAAGTTCTGGTATTGGACTCTTGATACATTTACGAAGTGGAAGCCTGAGGACATAAAGAAAATGACCTTGGAGGATATTCGTAATCTTGTGTTGAGAGACCTGGCGAATGGGGTGGATCCACGAACTAAACTTCATGAGGCAGAGAATGCTGATGACATCAAGTTTATGGGTTCTACTACTAAGAAACGTATGAAGGACATTTCTACACAACTAGAAGGTAGAGAACTTGATGAGGCTCAACAGGCAGTTGCTGATGTTTATTCTGGGAAAAAGGATAATGTATCATTAACCGTGGAGCGTGAAGATGGAAGCAATAAAATCATCATGCGCCAAGGAAATGATAATCATGCAGGAACAAAGCATAGCGTATTCCGTCATTATGGTGTAAAAGCTAATTCTTTAAATGTTGATGATTTGTTGCTGATTCCTACAGTATTAAAAGAAGGTGAACGCAAAGTAAGCGATAATGGCAGAGTTGCCTATGTTTATGTAGATCCAACTTCACAAGTAAAATACACTGTAGTAACAGAACCAAAGAATAACAAGGAATTTTTTAATGATTTCTATTCAAATAAAAAAGCAAATCCATCAGAGACGTCTAGGGTAGTTGAAAACTCCACAAACACTCCCGAAGGAGCACATAACAATGATGGAAATGCTTTTATGGATGCAAAGGTAGATAATAATTCTGAAACCGCCAAGGAAAATGATGAAAATTTATCAGTGGAGGATAAAATAAAGGCTGTTTCTCAGCAATTTGGTGTAGATGAGGCTGATGTGGCGATGTACGCCAATGGTGTTAAGAAGGGTTCTACTGCTGAGGCTGCACGTGCCAGAGCAAACATCAAACGCCATTTGTTGCAGGCAAATGAAGATAAGATTTCCTCTTTCAAGGAACTTCTTAAGTACACCGTGCCTGTAAATGAAGCCTTGAAGGAGAACTTCGGTGACGTTGATGCCATGATAGAGGAGCGTAAGCAGCAGATGGAGGCGCAGCGTAACGCCATGGAAGCTGCAAGAAAGAGAGCAGAAGAAGAGGAAGCCAAGCGACAAAAGCACTTGGAGGAACTTTCTCTGATTCCTGATGATCAACTTGACAAGCAGTATATGGATGCTCTTGCTAAGGGTGATGATGCTACTGCCAGGGAAATGCTTGATGAGGCTGCCAGACGCAAGGGCTATGATGATACAGAAAGCTCATATCAGGGTGTAGGTGCATGGAAAGCACCGGGAAACCCTGGATATGAAAGCGACAAGGCGAGACGTGATGATTGGGAATCTAGCGGTTCGGATGTGAACCTGGAGGATATGGCTTTGGGCTATACTCCTCAGCCGGATGATTACTTCTCTCACCCTGAGCGTTATTCTCAGAACACTCCTCATGGATTGGAATCTGTGAAAGCCATCAATGCGGCTATTGATGCCATTAAGAATGGTGAGAAGGATGTTAAGGTAAAGGTTTATCGTGCTGTTCCTACTTCGGTGAAGGAAAGTAAGTTGCGTAATGGTGACTGGGTTACTCCTTCTAAGAAATATGCCGAAATGCACGGAACAAACCGTCTGGAAGGCAAATATCGTATCATCGAGGATGAAGTGCCTGCAAATCAACTGTGGTGGGATGGTAATGACGCAAACGAGTTTGGCTTTGATGATGGCAAGGAGTATAAATACAAGAATGCCAAGAACAACAGAAAGTTGAACGACCTTGTTACCTATGATGATAAGGGTGATGTTATTCCTCCTTCTAAGCGTTTCAATTCTCGCAAGAGCGATGTCCGATTTCATCGAGTGACTGAGGTGAAATCACCTATCATGGAGCAGAAGTTGCAGAAGCATCCTGATTCTCTGATGAAGGCTGGAACCTACTTTAGCGGTGGTGGACTGGTAGAGGAAGGCTTGAAGGGTATCATCGACCCAGTTGTGGCTGTGGAATACGACCGAAAGATAAGTGGCGTGTATCGCAACAACTTCGGACAGCATATTGTTACGGCTGACGTGAGAGACGTGGACCCTAAGGAACTGGTGAAGCATATTGATGGTGAGGTAGAGTATTTCCATGCTTCGCCTGTATGCAAGAACTATTCGCAGGCCAAAAGTAATAGTGGAGAGGTGGAACTTGACAAGGAGACTGCCAAGAGTACTGCCGACTTCATTGATGCCGTGAAACCGCGAGTGGTGACTATCGAGAACGTGAAGGGTTACAAGGACTCTGAGGCGATGAAGATTATCACCCAGGCGCTGGATAAAAACGGCTACAAATGGGATGTAGACGTGTATAATGCCGCAGATTTTGGAGGCTATACCAGCAGGGAGCGACTAATTGTCAGAGCCGTGAAGGATGGAGAACTGCCTGAAAAGCCAAAGAAGCAACCACGTAAGGGTGGATGGCTAGAGGCTGTGGAGGATATTCTTCCTACTCTGACGGTGAAGGAAAGCGGTGTGGCTCCATGGATGGATGCCAGATTGAAGGCTGACGGAATTGACTGGCAGAAGGTGGAGAAGCCTCTTTACGTAATGGGCAGTGCTTATGCCGATGGCAAGATTCCTCATGCCTATGGGGATGAGATTCTGCCTACGCTGAGAACCAAGAGTGGTGATGTGATCATCATGCCGGGTGGAAAGGTATTGCGTGCAGATGGCAGGGTATTGGCTAGGATTACCGGACTGGGCGATGACTATAAATTGCCTAAAACGGAATCTTTGGCACATACCATAATTGGCAATGGTATTCCGGTGCAGTTGACTCAGGGCGTGATTGCTCCTCTGCTGAATAAGGATGACTTGTCGGGCAGAAATGTATTGGCACGATTTGGCAGCTCTATCTTCAAGAACAACTGGGATGCAGACAAGCAGAAACAAGTGAGCGACCGGGTAGTGAACACTGCCAACAAACTGGGTGGTGCTGAGGCTACAGTTTACACTTCTGTGGATGAGGTTCCAGATGCTTATCTGAGTGATGTGAAAAATGGTGCTACAGGATGGTATGACCCTACTACGCACACGGTACATGTTTATCTGCCTAATTGTGCTGATGCCAACGAAGCAGAGAGAACGGTGCTGCATGAGAAGATAGGCCATGAGGGTATGGAAGTACTTCTTGGTGGCGAAGATGGCGTGAGAAAGTTCGCCAACTTCGTTTATCGTTCCGTAGGTAAGGATGTTCGAGGCAAGATTATTGACTTTGCCAATAAATATGATCCGGACTGGAAGAACTCTGACCGCATGAATGTGGGAACGCAGGAGTATATCGCTCATCTTGCCGAGGAGGGTCCTAAGACTGCTGAGGACTTTTCTCTTTGGACCAAGATTAAGCATTATCTTATCAAGGTGCTTAAGAAACTGGGTGTTCGTGTGCCGGGACTTCTCAATGACAAGGATTTGAGATACTACCTGATGAAGGCTGGCAAGGCTCTGCACGTTTGGGACGAAATGTCTGAGACACAGCAGGAAGCCATGATGAAGCAGGCTAGCAATGCTGAAATCAAGGATGCGCTATCTGATGGTGCAGGTAAGGGTAAACCACGCCAGAAGAAGGGCGAAAGCACTATTCAGTACATGAAACGTGTACAGGAGTGGCGCAAATGGCAGAATGCACGCGAGGATAAAGAGAACCCAGAGCCTCCAATGTTCTACGACATTGATAAGGATGAAGCAGGCAAAAAGGAATGGGCACAGCTCAATAAAGACTGGCGTGAACGCCACCACCTTGTTGGCGAGGAACCTACTGGTATGCCTATCCGAATGGAAAATGAAGAGGATGATGCCTACATGAATCGTATTCATGAATATGAGAAATGGCAGGCAGCCATGAAGGACCAGGAAGACCCTTTGCCAGATATGTTTGCCTTCGAAAAGAAGAAGCAGGAGGAAGTGAAACGCAAGTATGAGGACTGGCTGGCCAAACATGATTTGCTGGAGCAGCAGCAAGCCGATCTGGACTTGTATGAGGGTAAAATTTACCCAGCAGAGACCAATCCAAAGGCTGATGCACTGGAACAGCAAGTGATGCAGGATTTGGCAGAAGTGACCAGTACTGACGTGAGCAAGGAAGGTGCTGCAAAGACCGTTAAGCATGCCGTTATCCATCGTAGAAAGAACATGGAAGAGGCTAGTGCTGATGATGCTATCTATATCAATGATGTGAAGAACAGAATAGATAAGATGGCAGATAGCGGTGCTTTCGACAAGTTGCTATCTGATTACAAGGGAAAGAAAAACCGGGCAGAAAAACTGGCTGAGACTATACCTTATATAATAGAGGCTCCTAGACGTTTGCGTGACATGGCGCATAATCTGAATGCCACTGGTGTCTTTGATAAGGGACATATCCATATCCAGCCAGCTGATGTTGAGGCTATCCAGCCATACGTGACAGACTTGATTACCGAGACAGCAAAGAAGCATACAGAGATTAAAAAAGGCAAGGAGATAGAGGTATACGATGATCCTAAGGCTGTGAGTGAGGTGGCAAGCAAAATGGCTCAGGCAATTAATGCCAATCACCAGGGCGAGGAAGGTTTTGTACCATGTGATGGAACAGACATCCTCAGTAAGCATGTTTTGAAACTCGTAAAAGAGAGGGTAGTGCCTGGACGTATCAATTATAAGGAACTTTCTCCTGAAATGCAGGTTGCCATTGATTCCATCCGTGATTGGTATAACTATACCTACGACTGGTTGATGGATAATCATACTTTGAAAGCTGGCACTGGTTATAATGTTGACTACGTAAATCATATTTGGGATAAAGAGAAATCTGATCCTGAGGCGTATGCTACCTTTGTGGAGAATAGGCAGCGCACGAAGAGCCCTAATGAGAAGAAGCGAACCATCAGCACTTTGATGGAAGGTGTTTATGCCGGACTTGTGCCAAAAACTACTGACATTACGAAGATGATGGCATATTACAGCAGAAGTAATATTGAGGCATGGGCGAACAAGACCATGTTACAGGAGTTGACCGGACTGAACGTAATTGAGAGGAATGAAAAAGGAGAGGTGATTTCAACTGATCCACTACTTTCTTCTTCTGCTCCATTCAATTTGGAGCAATATAAGTACTTCGAGATTCCGGGCGTAGGCCCTGTATGGGTATATAATGTATCTCCAAAGCAAGTGAAGGTGAAGAATCCTATCACTGACAACGAAAAGGTGATCTATAGTGAGGCTAGTGCCGGTGACAGATTTGGAGTTGTGTTTGATACCTATCAGTCTTCCCCATTCTGGAAAACGTTTGATACGCTTGCTTCTAGTGCCAAGAAACTGGAATTGGGCTTTAGCGGTTTCCATGCCGGAGCCTTGACGGAGGTTTATATGGTACAGAATATGGTGGAGTTTGGTCCTAAGAAGGCCATGGCCAACTTTATGAAGTATATCTTTGTAGATACAGCCAAGAACCATGAGCTGCCTTGCTTTGCCAATCCTGAGGATTTCCAAGAGGCTACTAGCCATCTGGTGAAGTTCGGAGCGACCAACGACTATGCTGCAGCGGATGTGCAGAACATGTTCGACAATATGCGCGATGCGATGATGAAGGTGCAGGAGAAGTTGAAGGACGGAAATAAAATTTCCAGAACGGTGGCTAAGGCTTCTATGGCATTGAAGGTGGTGACGCAGTTGCTTTCGCTCATCAACAAGGGTATGGATAGAGCCTTGTGGGATTTCCTACATGATGGACTGAAACTTGCTACCTATCGTATGAGGGCAGACAAGACCAAAGAGCGTGCCAAGAAGAAGGGTTGGACTGAGGAGGAACTGAGCCGGGCTTTGGACGAGGACGGACAGTTTGTAAACGATATGTTTGGCGGTCAGCACTGGGATGTGTTGGGAGCCAGCCATCGTACCTTGCGCTATGCCGGACGAGTTCTTCTTTCTCCAGACTGGAATGCTTCTACTACACGTCATTTTCTGGCATTAACCGGATTTGGTTCTATCTGGAATGAGGCAACCTTTGAGAACTTCAAACAGTATTACAAGAGGCTCAAACATAAGGAACTTACACCGGAGGATGAAGGCAGAAGAAGCAGACAGATTTCGGCTTTGCTCTGTTATGGTATCGGATTCATGGTATTTTATGAGGGTATTGCCAATGGCATCAATGCTGCTTTCCGTGCCCTGGACGAGGAGAAGGAGCGCAAGAAGGCAGAGGAGATCCGGAAGACCAACCCAAGCTATAAGAGTATGTATGAACTGGCTTATGGTGATGAGGGTATGAAGTGGTATGACTATCTGATGAGAGGCAACAGCCTTGGCCAGCAGAGCAAGATTTTCTTAGGCAGATATGAAGATGGTACAGAAATGTATGTGAGACATGGCAAGCAGTTCCGTGAGGTTCCGGAATACCTTTTCAATCATAAGGGAGAACTAGAGTTCCCTGGACCTATGGTACAGCGAATGATAGGTAAGGCTAACCCTATGGTGAGAATGACCTTGGATGATATAAACTATCTGAGCGATTTCCAAGCCAGCCATGCGGATCAAGAGATTCAGCGCAAGTATGGCAAGACCATCGGATTGCTTTATAAGGATGCTTTGTACTGGGCACCTTTCCTGATTCCTAGTCAGGAGAACAAGGAGTTCAAGGCTGTGGATTTCTTCTTCCCTTCCAGCAAGGGTTTCTCTTCATGGAAGGCTCAGAGTTACTTCAAGGACTTTATCCTTAGCGGTGACATGGAAGGTGTGGTGATGACCTATCAGAGCTGCCAGCGCAATGGTATTGATCCTGAGGCTCAGATTAAGGCTGCCATCGGTTCGGTGAAGGCACTGGAGAGTGCAGAAATGAGCGATGGAGTGACTTCCTTACAGGAGGCTAGTAAACGCTTTGATGCAGCCAAGAGTATCACGGAAAAGAAGAAAATGCGCCAGAAGATGAAGAAATTCCTCTCGCAGAGTGATTACAAGGCTTTCACCCAGAAGGAGGCTCTGGACATGGTGCAGGGTTATCTGAACGGTGATGAAGACTTGAAGGAAATGGAGAAGGCTGAAAGCAAGTACCTGTTGAAGGCTAAGGCAGAGGACGTGACGGAGGACTGGAGAATACAGAACGTCTGGAACGGAACCATGGAGACTTATCAGGAGTATCAGCGTTTGAAGGATGTTGATAAGGTGAAGGCAAATGCCTTTAAGAACAGTAAGACCAACAAGCGACTGTTTGCGGCCAGAAAGGCTATCTCTGCTGCCAAGAGGAAGATGAATAAGGCTAAGAAGCAAATGGATGGTACAAACGATGCAGCCAAACTGGTAGAGATTCGGAATACCAGAAAGGAGCTGCTTAAAACGTTGAACGGAATGGAGTAGCCTTCGGGCTACTTCATTCTAGGAAATGTTCAATATTTCCACACATAGAAAAAGGGACTTGCTTCACAGCGAGTCCCTTTTTGATAGTTATAAAAAATCTAAATCCAAATAAATTTATAATAGTTATGATTAATGAATCATTTGTGTGTTTAAAGTTGAAGACATTGGAGCGATGTTATCCGAGAGAAGTACCAGATGCATTCTCTGGTTCCTTTTTCTTTGGTGATGCCCAGCGTATGTAATCAGCCATGCTGTCATCCATGCGCTGCTGCTCACTCTTCGGATTCTCCTTCTTTTTCTCGCCCCAGAGACGTTGGGCAATATCATCCAAACACCACTGCCAATCGTCTCGAAGAGTGATGACCTTGGAACTTGGCATGATGGTTACATCTGCCTTTGGTGGATCAACACGCTTGGTGTTGCCATCCTTATCGGTCTCCTCCTTGGTACTGATAGAGGCGAAAGGCACGTTATTGTCATTAAGAAACTTCTCCACATCCTCCTTCTTGTTGTCGCAAAGGAGAATGCAGACGGAAACCTTATTCTTCTTCAAGGTGGTGAGGGCTTCTTTAGCCTTGCCTACCAGGGAGAGGTTGCCTTTATCGTCTTTTGTGATGACGCAGGCTTCGTGAACATTGATTGATTTACTCATACTTAAAAACGTTTTTAAATGAAATGCGGAACAAAAATACTAGGAAATGATGGAAAAGTAATGTTAAGTTGCGCAACTTATCACTAATAAGCGAGAAAAATGCGGTATTTTTGGCGAAAAATTAAGAATTATGGTTGACAATCATGTAATAAATGACATATCGAACTATGCAGAGCCGGGACCAGACTCACTTGAAGGAGTGAGCCGGGAGCGGTTTACGCAGAGCCAAAGTAATCTTCTGTTGCTGAAATGGGCTTGCCAATACTTCTATGATGGTGCAGAACTGAGAAAGAAGTGGAAGCGAGCGCAAGACTTCGTGATGGGAAGACAGTTGGAAGAGCTGATAGAATGGAATGGAAGAAAGATTACCATCCGGCAGTATATGGAACTGAAAGGTATGCCAATACTGGAATACGATGTAATCGGAGACAAACTTCTTTCGCTCGTTGGTCTTGTGCGCCAGCAGCGCAGTACTGCTACATGTAGTGCCGTGGATCCAAACGAGGAAGACTATATCAGTTTCTTCAATGAATATCTTCGTCAGAACGACAACTTGAACGACAGGCAAGAGTTAGATGCGAGAATGTTTTACGCCTTCTGTGTCTTCGCCTTTGTGGGCATGAAAACCTATTATGGCAGAAGGGATGGCAAGAATGGTATCTTTGACTATTCTGTAGACATCTTTAAGCTAGCTTTACCACCTTTCTTTAAGTATGACCTGAGCGATGTGGAATTTATTGCTGAGGCTCATGATTTGACTTGGCGAGAGATTATTGCTACCTTTACAAATGGAAGCAAGGAAGAGGCTAATAAACTCAGTGAGATCTATCTACAGACGCAGCACCATTTTGCGCCCGAACAGACTTATCACCCGACTGGTGAAGCCCAGTATGCCGGAATAGATGATTTCACCCATTCTTCAGTAGTAGGCAAGTACCGGGTATTGGAAATCTGGACAAAAGAAACCAGACCAGCCATTTGGGTACATGACTGGGAGAGTGGAGATTGCGGATATGCCTCTCCTGACCAGCGTGCCTTCTATGAGGAGAAGAAACGCAAGATAGAGGAATCCAACATCATGAAAGATGAGAATGGCCTACCTATGCTCGATGAGAATGGTGAGCCTATCTACTATGTAGACCCTTCTGAACTTAAGACCATCGAAATTAAGGATGAGGCAGAAACCTACTGGTTCAGAAGATATATCACACCGAATGGCTATCTGCTGGATGCCAGGGAATCACCATACTATGTGCTCAGGGACGGATTCAGAACCTCTATCCATCCATACACCTTCGTTGCCTATCCATGCTTGAATGGCGAAGTAAGAAGTTTTACGATGCGAGCCGAAAACAACCAGCGCACCTTGAACCATTATATGATGATGATCAACTTCATTGTAGCGAATGGTGCCAAGGGAACGATGCTTGTTGACGAGAACGCATTGAGCGAGAAACAGAGCATCGATGAAATGCAGGTGAACTATACCAAAACGGATAGTATCATCTTGTGGAACTCCAAGAATGGAGGTAAACCACCTCAGACATTGGTCAACAAGAGTATTCCGGCAGGTGTTGACTTCATGGTGAATTTTGCCAAGACGATGGCAAGCGAGGGAAGTGGTGTGCAGGGTGCTCTTCAAGGACAGCACCGGAATACCAGCGGTAAGCAATATCAGTTGGAAAGAGAATCATCATCTACCACCATACAGGACTTTGTTGAGAGTTTCAACAACTTTAAGGTACGTGTGGCCAAGAAGAAACTTTACCTGATACAGGAATTTTGTACCGATGCTGACAGCGTGAAACTGACAGGTGATGAATTTGAAATTCACTTCAATTCAGAGACCATGAGAGATATGGATCTAGATGTTTCTATCGACTTGGACGCATACAGTCCACTTATCAGAGCAGCCAACAACGATATGGCTTGGCAGATGATGGTGAGCGGCAAGATGGATCCTTATACCATGCTTACGGTTGCTAATTTCCCTGGTACAGGAAGAATGAGAAAATACTTCAAGGAACAATTGGAAAAGCTAGAAGCTCTTCAGGCACAGCAAGCAGCCAATGGACAGATGCCTACAGATGGAGGGCAACAACAGGCAACAGCACCTGATACGCATCTAAAGGATTCCAGTGATGGAGCAAATGATTTGGCAGCTCTTCCTTCGGCAGCTATGTAGAAAAGAAGTTCTTAGTTAATTTATAATATTGAACGAAATGTTGTTCGGTTCTTAGATTAGATTATTTTATTTTTTTAGGTTTATTAGTTTTTAAGGTTGTTAGATTGTGAAGAGGAAGCCGTGATGGTCTCCTCTTCTTTTTGTTTAGTCAATACCATGTTCCTTCTTGTATATGCGTAACTTAAACATCAGGGTAGAAACTCGGTACATGTAGTATTCTTGCCAGTTTTTTAGTTTGGTTGTGCGCACCTTGTTGTCCGCATCGCAGCCGATGGCTCCCCACTTGGAAGGGGTATAGTAGTAGGATGCGGCTTTGATGTCTTCTACATTTTTGAAATAGCGAGTAGCTTTCCACTTGCCCATCTGGACTAATTTTCGATAGGCGAGCATGCACTTGCGGTTAGGATCGTAAGTCATAATCGCCCAATCTTTATGCGACTGGTCGTAGAGCATGTAGAATCTTGGCGCACCACATTCTTTATACTTGTCAATGGTTGCCTTGACTCCTTTTTGCCACATGCGTGTGGCACGGAAGAGTTCGATACGAGTGACAATAGGCTGGTAGATGGCTATGAGCATCTTACGCAGCAGGTTAGAATAAATTTGTTTCATTTTTCTTTTTACTTTTAATTATTAACTTATATGGACAGGCGATAGAATCGCCTGGAACGGTGACTATACAGGGGCGTATCATGCTGCTGGCTAGATAGAGGCTAGCTGCCACCACCTATGCCTGACAACTCAGCTACTACTGGAGGGCGATTGCGGAGACGTTCACGTTCTATCTCTGACTTTGAACGGAATGGAACTATTTCCGGTGCTGGCATATCCTTCTCTACGTATAGAGCAATGGCGCGCGCCATGACACGGTCATCATGCTTTCCGGCTACGGCTCCATAACAGTCGTTTTGCTTGTAATAGAGGAAGTAGGTACATTCGTCTATTGCCGCAAGTTCTCGTTCCATATAGCCACCATCACGGATGATGCGAGCCATGGTCTTCACTACTGCCACCTTGGTTGCCTTGTTGGTATTGAATCCCCATTTCATTTCGATATTCTTCACCTTCTTCAGTTTGCTCTGTGATGCGCTATAGAGGTTATCGTATAGAGGCAGAAGGATAGGGAAGAACAGCTCTGACTGATTACCCTCAGTATTGTTCATACGCGAGTAGGCAGTATTGTTCTCGATGACCAGATAAGCATCATTATAAAAATGAGCTATCTGGGCGCAGCGCATGGCTAACTGATCGGCATCGCAGTGACCATGCCATTCAGCTACGATTTCCGGTACACCACCATAGATTTCATCGTAGCGGTCGAGGACTACTATATCAGAGAAGTCGGAGGTTTTATGAGAACCACCAATATCGCAGGCAACGATATACCGATGTCTGACAATCTCAGAGTTGTCTGGTCCAGCCCACACCTTCAATGGTCCGCCTGAACGCTCGATGAAGCGGATGTTGTTCATACAAGCAGGGTCGGCAGCATCATAAGAATCACCTTCAATGTCACCCACCATGATAGGCTCAATGCCTTTGCAATCCTCTTCCATTTCCTTCAACTTGTATGGATCGAAGACTGTAGTACCGGAGAAGAGGAAGGCTTCTACATCATCAGATGGGAACTCCTGACGCATATCGTCAAGAGTCTCATACTCCTTGGACTTCTCGATATACCAATGGATGCCCTCGAAGGATGCGCCTTTACATTCGTAGAGCCACCAATAGTACTTACCATGACCTTGCTCGTCATTGCGATTCTTCCACAGCCAGATGGCGAAATCGGCACGTTCATCCTCGGAAGCAAATGGCAATATATATTTTTCAATTTCGAACCATGCCACGAAGACAGGAGTAAATGCAGACAGAGGTTTTCCGTCTTTGTCTACTGAGTTTGCGGCTACCCAGGCATCGTGGAACTCGTTTTCTCGTCCGTTAGGCGTTGACTCTCTGACGATGAATGTTAAAGGATCTGGCTGAATAGATGATGATGCAGCCTTGATCACCTTAGCTGGAGTCCACTCTGTGGTGTTAGGGAAGAAGGCTTCCTCAGTAATATGAGCAAGGGCAGCATCACCAGAACGACAAGATTCTGGGTTACGGGCAGAACCCGTCTGTATCTTGCAATCGCGTGGAATGAGATACTTGATATTCTGTATGGTTCCTGATGTCTTGATTTTGCGAGGGTCGTTCTTAAATGGTACACCAATGTCGTAGAAGAGCCATGTCGGAATGGCATTAATTAGCTTCTCGTACATATCGAATACCTGTGTGGCAGATGAAGACTGGTGGCCAACGATATTACTATTCCAGTTTGTCTTCCAGAAGATCTGCAGCCATGCCATGTAGATGTCGGTAAGGGTAGAACCACCCCATTGGCGGCACTTCAAGAGAATGACACGGATATAGTGGTACTGACTATGAAGGCGTAACTGTTCGAAGACCTTGGCTAGTTTGATCTGGGCATTGCGAAGAAGAAAAGGTATATCCTCACCACCATCCTTATTCTTGATTCGGGCATAGGCGTAGGCGAAGAAATAGAAATCATGCTTACAGCGCAGGCGGATGAGATACCGGAAGACTGCATCGCGAGCCTTCTCTTGGTCGAAGTCAGGCATGTACTTATCGCAGAAGGCCTCTATAGAACCACATTTGATGATGGCGCAGAACTTCTTTTCTTTCAGCATTTCCACCGGGAGCCAGAGTTTCTTTCCCTTTAAGAAATCCGAGATGACACATTCAAAGCGGAGACCAGGGGCATTCTCTCCTGTAATGGGACGATAAGTAGCGAGGAGACTTTGGAGTCTTCTCTTATCTTCTTCAAGAATCTCTTTGAGTTTCTTATCAGAAATCTGCTGCTGAGGTCGAACCTTTAAGGAGGATTTTGCTACTGGCATTCGTTATATAGAATAATGTTAAGTGTTGAATGTTAAATGTTAAGTGTGTTGGCATGCCGGATAAATCTCTCTGCCTTGGAATAGATGAAACCTAAACAGAATAGAACTATGTGGAAGATACCAGCTATGTAAGGGAGGAGGAAACCTATAGCCATACCGAGCATCATTTGCCAGAAGTAGATTCGGTGATACCGATAATACCATTGCGCTGAGAATCCCATGAAGAAAGAAATCAATACGGATGCACCCAATACAGGTAATGCCGGATAGTATACGAACGAAATCACCACGGAGCAGAGCCATGCAGCCAGTAGGCGATGGAAGCGGAACTGATGATGAAACATCAATATGCACCAGCCGTTGATACCCCAGTGTATAAAGTTGGCATGACCGAACATATATGCGAAATGGGTGTATAATGGCGATGATGGAGACACTGCCAGCGAAGCATGAAGCGGAATGATGAAAGCCATCAGGAGGATGATGAGAAGTGTAATATATAATGTACGCATAATGGAAGTGATTTATCGAGTTATGAATGATGTTTTCTTATTGCGGAAATAATTGTTTATTTTCATCTGTATATATCTAGGAGCCATGCCCAAATTGGGCGCAGGAAGATTCAGGCATACATACACAAGATTTTTGGTATTGTATTCCTTGTATTGATCCATCTGCCGGAGACGCAAGAAATCCTGATAGAAATCTTCAAAGAGTTTTTCTTTCATGGCTTGGTATTTGCCGAATTTAGGCTTTTCCCCCTTGATGCGTTTACATACATACCGATAGGCTGTGCTATCGGCGAGATAATAGCAAGAGGCAGGCATCTTGGCGATGTAATTGCATATCTTAGCCATGGTGGTAGGATATTCTACCATCCTCTTGGCCTTACGAAAGAGCAGATACATTTCTTGATCTCTTTTAAGGTAAATTTCGGATATGGAATTTAGATGTTTCATACCAGCAAAATTAATTCATCAAGATGCAGAACTTATCACAAAGTAATGCGAAATTTTCCTTAATTTAGCACACAAATATTAAAAATGAACATTTATGGCAAAAGAAATTATTGATAATCAGAAAGTTAAGTCAAAGCGAGATTCTTTCAGAGAACGTCTTGCTCAGCGTTATCCGGACTTGAATATGGACGATGATGAGGCTGTTTATGGTCAACTTTCGACCGATTACGACCAGTATGACCAGAATAAGCAGAAAATGGATGACTTCAACAAAATGTTGCAGGAAAACCCTCATGCTCCAAGTCTGGTGACAGGTCTTGTGACCAAGAAAAATGCCGATGGCAGCGACTTCAATTTTATCGATTTCATGATTGATGAGTTGGGTCAGGACTATGTTGATGCCATCAATGGTGACGAGAAGGCTAAGGCTCGTTTGAAGGCTAGTGAAAAAGAGAAACTTGAAGCCAGCGAGAAGCTAGCAAAGGACAATGAGCAACTTGCTGCCAATATGGAGCAAGAAGATGCCGAACTTGATGCAGCCATTAAAGAAGCGAAGTTGAAGCCTGAGGCGATTACCGATTTGATAGAATGGCTTTACAAGCGTAGCGATGATGGCGAGGATCATGATGATGATGGTTTCGTATGGCGTGCAGCTCGGTATGGCTTGAAGAAGGAAGACTTCTTGCGCCTCTTTCAAATCAAGGACTTCGACAAGGCTGTGGCTGATGCAGAGGAGCGAGGCTACAAGCGTGGTAAGAACGAGAAGATTGACCAGCAGAAACAACTGCATGATGGCAAGCAGGGCGGCAAGAAGAACATCAACATCGATGGAGGCGGTGGTGCACCATCACTTCCAAAGGAAAAGAGCCGTACAGAACAGGTGTACAGCAAGATGATTGGAATGTAGAATAAGAAATTTATAATTAATAATTTTAAATGTATAGATTATGAAACAGTTTAAGAAATGGTTTGGTTTCATGATGGCGGTGCTCGTCATGATCCTTAGTGGTGGAAGTTCTTATGCAATGGCAGAAAATCCTCCTGCTATTCCATCTGGTGAAGGTGGTGGTGGCGCGACAGGTCCTACAGATGGTCCTGGTGTTGGTGGTACTGGTCCTAAATGGGCAGCTGCTAGTCAGGAACAGCAGGAAAAAATGGGAAATTGGGACTACTATGTAGCACATGTTAACCCAACCGTGGTAGAAATGAAATTGGAGAGTTGCCCTATCGATCAGATTCTTCGAGCTTCGAAACGAATGACTCCTGTTGACAGCAACCGCATCGAATATTATTCCATCGGTCAGCGACCAATCAAAACCAAACTAACTGAGAAACTTGCTAAAACTACAAGTGGTGGCTCAGTGACATTTAAGGTAGAAAATCCTACTGTGTTTGGTATTGGTGATATTATCATGGTTAACGGCATGCTGGGTTATGATGATAATGGTACCGACAGAAGTAAGATGATTCCTCTGCAGTTGCGAGTTACGTCTGTTGACAACGATGGTAATCCAACCTGTTATGCACTGAATGGCAAAAAGAATTCATCACGTGGTAACAGAGACATTCCTGAGGATATTGCCATTGGAACAGTAGTAATGCGACTTGGTAGAGCCGCTGGAGAAAAGGAGGTTGAAACAGGTAGTTACTATTCTATGCCTGACAAGAGCTTCCAGTATTGCCAGCGATTCATTATGCAGGTAGAGGAATCTCTTATTGACCGTATGATGAAGACCCAGGTTCAGTGGGACTTCACCAGACAGGAGAAAATGGCGATGGACGATATGCGTCAGGGCCAGGAGTTGAGTGGTCTCTTTGGCTATCGCTCTCAGTCGAATGGTGGAAAGGATGTTGGTATGGTATACACTATGGGCGGCATCTTCTGGGAAGCTGGAAAGGATTTGCAGATAGGTCACTGGGAGCCAAAGATGCAAAGGAACGATAAAGGCGATCTTGTTCCTGTAACAACGAAGGTAAAGGTTACAAACTCTGATGGTGCAACTGAGGTTGTGAAGCAGGTATACGAGTATGTAATCAGCGAGAAAGAGTTGACTCAGTTTATTGCTGCTATGTTGAAGGGTGCAGGTAACTCTAGCCGTACCAAACTCCTCTTTGTTGACAACTTGATTTATCAGGCATTTGCTAACCTTCGCTCTAACAAGCGTATCATTACACAGACAGAAAAGGACTATCAGGGTTGGAAACTTGATTTCGAGAAGTTCGAAAGTATGGGTACTAAGATTCTGATTTATCGTCACGATGCTTTTAACTCCTGGGGTATGGATGGTAGAGCTTTCTGCCTGGATGCTCGTTATCTGGATAAGTATGTATTCGGCACATGGACCAGAAATGAGTTTAACGCTAAGGATCTCTTGATTCGTAACACAGCAGGTGTTGTGATGGAGGAGTATAGCTGCTGGGTACTGACCTTCCCGGATGCTCATGCGCGTGTTGCCCGACCAGTCTTCACTGGTGATGGCGTGACCGATGAGGAGATTCAGGAGGCAGCGTAATCATCGTATAGGAAACTGATAGTTTTCTACATATATCAATCTAGGGGATAGTTGAGGCTAATGCAGTCTCACTATCCCTTCTCACCATAAACACAAATAGATATGTATAGATTTGTAGCTAAGAGCATGCTCATTTTTGTAGTGACTCTGCCGAGCGGACTGATCAAGAACATTGAGTTTGAGCGGTGCAGCAACGATGCCTATTCGTACATTACGGATAACAAGCAGGTGGCAGAATGCATCAGGAAACATCCTCTTACGAAGGAAGGCCGTATCATTGATGAGAGCCAGCCGGAAGAGGAGCAGATTCAGCAACAAAAAGAAGAGCAGGTGAAGGACGAGAATGCCCTTCATTTCGAGAACATCACTAAGGCAAAAAATTATCTCCAGAAGACATATAAGGTAGATGTAAGGAAACTGAAATCACCTGAGATGGTAAAGTCCAAGGCTAAAGAGCTGGGCGTGGTGATTGAGTTTTAGTTTGTAGTTTATAATTTATAATAGGTTTCTTGCTTATGGAAGTTCTTATGAGTGACCTAGTGAAGGAAATGCGCATAGCTATGGACGAAGTGATCCATGATGAGGTGAATGACATCATTACGGATGATTCGGACACGGAAATGAAGCAAGCCATTGAAACGGCAGCACAACAGATTCTGCTGCAAGCACCGGCACAGATGATTCTCCCCAAAAGGGTGGAAGTTTCGCTGAACGAAAGCGGCAAGCAGGATTATGATGCCATCCAAACCCAGTTTACAGATGGTCATGGATGCCTGACAATTCCTGAAGACTGGCTGAGATTGGTAGAACTGAAACTGAAAAGTTGGCAAAGCACGCTGACTATGCTGATGGAACCGGGCAGCAAGGAGGCTCAGATGCAAGCCTCCCGGTGGACCAGGGGAACGCCACAGAAACCAAAGGGCATGATTACCACATCGCCAACTACAGGAAAGCGAGTGCTGATGTACTGGACTGCCGGAAGGTATGATGCCAACCATGCTCCTGTTGGAGCTGTATATGATCATGAGGTTGAACTGTTCACGTATATCCCTTATCAAAAGTTAGAGAATGTGTATTCTACTGATACTGGGCATGAAAACGAAGTGACCGACCAGAAGGTCATCCTTTCCCTGACAGATGAATGCAAGAAATATCTTATCTATCGTGCCGTTTCAATCTTCCTTGTAAGTAAGAAGGAAAGCGAACTGGCAGAAAAGTATAACCAATTATCTCAAATATAATATTTTATGGCTAACGATATTAATAAAGAAGATCCTCATTACAAGGGAGATTATGGCAGCATCTATGAGGTGAACCGAAAGTTCCCTACTGGTGGTGTTGCCGGTGACTTTGTGGTGATAGACGGTTGGGCGCATTACTGGAATGCAGACAGAGGAACTTGGTGTGTAAATGCCGAGAGGGATAGCTATTGGGACGAGTTGATAACGAATATTATAGAAAAGTTTAAGCTCGTAAGAGGTGCTACGTATATGGGCGTAGCTAGCCTTAACACTGTGCCTACAAAAGTTATTGGTGCCAAAATGTATTATTTTGCAACCGTAGCTGGTACGTATAAAAACTTTGATAATCTCGTAGTTCCTCAGGGCATCAATGTGCTCTATTCTGAGAATGGTAGCAGCTGGGTAAACACAACCTTGCTGGAAGTGGCTCAGGAGTTGGGCGTGAGCACCAATAAGGTTGTAAGCCAGAAGACCTTGAATGATGCTTTGAATCTTAAGGCTAATCAGAGTTCTGTGAATGAGGCATTGGCTAAGAAGGCAGACAATAAGCGTGTTGATGACGAGCTTGCTAAGAAATTCGACAAAGAGAATATTGCCCAAGAATTTGGTGATTCAAAGGACAAGGTAGTCTCCCAGTTTGCTCTTCCATTCCGTGAAATCGAGTCTCCAGAGTTCATCAAGGTAATAGTAGATGCAGAAGACCACTTCTTGTTTGGAATCCAGCTTGATGGTTCCATTGAGTGGGGCAAGGGTATTCCTGCACCAATCAAAGCCAAGTTGCAGGAGATTATCAGTCAGTGCCAGCAGGATAAGACAGATATTCTTGAAGCTATTAATGCTGCCAAGAAAGAATTGTCTGCAAGCATCGCAGCATTGCAGGAAGGTAAGGTAGACAAAGAAGAAGGCAAGTCTCTCATCGAAGATGAAGTAAAGGAGTGCTTTAGAGTAATCGAAAATGAGGAGTTTATCAAGGCTGTAGTAGACTCAGATGATAGAGTTCTCTTTGGTATCTATAGAGCAACTGGTAAGCCATATTTTCCCCAGAATGATATGTACCACATATCACAGAGCGAAGAGTTCCTTTGGGTAATTCTTGATGCAGCTAATCATCCTCTTCTTGGTATTCAGCAAGATGGTATTTGTTTTGCTGCCAAGGCTCAGTGGCTTGATGATATTAAGGCTATCAAGGAAGCTCTTTCAAGTATTGATGAAACCCTCAAAACCTTCCAGCCAAAAGAAGATGGCAAGGGATTGATAAACCTTGATGTAGCTGACAGCTTCTTCTATATCTCTAATGATGAGTATATCATCGCAGTTGTAGATGCAGAAAACAGAATCCTTTTAGGAATAAAGTATGATGCACAGCCATACTTCCCTAACCATGAAATGTATTCTGTAATAACCAATGAGGAATGGCTCTATGCTATTATTGATGCAGAAGACAAGGTTCTTGGTGGCTTCCGTGCAAATGATGGTCACATGATTGTTGGTGGTATTGATATTAGTACCTTTATTGCCAATGCCATTATTGATATAGCAAACATCAAAGAACGTACTGCTCATCTTTCTACAACAGAGAATGATGAATATCTTTCTGTTGAGACTGATGCCAATGGTAAGGTGATAGGATATATTGCTCCCGATGGTAGCCATTATCTCTATAAGGTAAAGTCTGAGACTATTCCAACGGAGTTTTCTCATATTGAAGACCCAGAAGGAAGAACTGAGATTACTACAGATACAGAAGGTAAGATTCTTGGCTACCGCAATGGTGAAGGAGTACGCTGTGAGTATAAAATGAATTTTGACAACTTAAATGTTGAAAATTTAAATCTGGGAAAGAATGCACAAAAATATGTGATTGATTTAATCAATTCACAACCAAAAGAGGTAAATGTTAGAAAATGGCATTTACCAAGTTATGGTGCAGTGAATATCAAACAAGAAACATTTTTCCTTACTGCCAACGATGGTTATTCAGACAAAACTGGCATTTATCCTATAGTTATCAATGAAGATACACAGGAGAATGCTAAAAAAGGTCTGACTGTCTTACAGTTCTTTGTTAAATCAACCTTGAAAGATGAGGGAAACGGAGTTTACTCTAAGCTGGATAATAGTGTCGGGTTAGACTTTTATGTACCATCAAAAGTTACCTATGTAAATGAAGTTCCCTATGTGACAAGTTCTTTGACTAAGAATGAAATTGATGGAACCTATAGTGTTAATGAAACAAGTATAAAGGTTACAAAGATAACAGATTCTCCAACAATAGGTGCATGGTCAGTAGATAAGAAAACAGAGCATCAGTGTGTGGTTGAAATTGACTTCGGTCATTATCTGAATGGAACTTATAATATAGGTGTAAAATATCAAGGTTCCTCAACGCTCTATAACAGAAAGCGTAACTTTAGATTCACTTTCTATAAAGATTCTAGTTTCTCTAAGAAAAATAAGATTAAAATTGGAGAAATGGTGCGTGTTAGTGGTTTTAATCTTAAAGCAAATTATACAGATAATACGCGAATAAAAGAACTCTTGATGAATAGAATTTTTATGTCTATTTGGGAAGACAGAGGCAAGCTTCATAGTTATCCATGGGAGGCAGAAGAAATTCCTTGCAGTGGTGCTACGGGTATGATTAAGGGATTCCCTATAAGAGTTAATATCGGAGGTAATTTTTATGGTATTGATGTTTTCGGATTGAAAAAGGACGAAAAGAACTATCTTCTAGACGGAGATACTAGTGGTATGATTGTTAGTGGAACACGTGGAAACACAAATGACCCAAATAACTGGACAGCTGCAAAGCCAGAAGATTGGGAAGATGAGATGAATGATGAATTAACCGAATCAAACAAACAGGCTTTAACAGACTTCTTCTCTTTCATCAATTCAGGGGGTGTAATTTAAACTGTGTCAAGGCTTGTTCTTAACTTTCATTCCCACTCCCTGCTGGGGGCATGCCCCCAGCA